AATAGGAACTATAAGAAAGCACTCCCAGATTGGGAGCACAGCAGTAAGAAGACTTATGTCTTCATCTGTGTCGGTTGCAATGTGGAGTTTAAGCTTACTGGAAGTGACTCCTTAAAGAACAGGCGATACTGCTCTAAGAGCTGTCGCGCTAAATACCATCCGCGCAAGTTGCACTCAGAGGCAACTAAAGCTAAGTTGTCAGTTAAAGCAGCTCAGCAAAATCGAACTTATAAAGGTAATTTTCTGTACGAAGGATCAAACGGCACTCTTCACATGAAGAGTCGCTGGGAGGTACTGTACGCTAAGTGGCTCGACTCTCAAGGAAAACAGTGGCTCTATGAGCCAACCTTCATTTTAAGTAATGGGTACGCCTACCTACCAGATTTTCAGCTAAGTGATGGTGTTATAATCGAGATCAAAGGGTACATGAGAACCGACGCTGAAGTTAAGTGGCGTATGTTCGAAGCTGAGTATCCTCAGGTTATCAAACATCTTCTGCGAAAAGAAGATCTGAAGAGGTTAGGCATACTAACTTAAAGGAGACTCATCTTGGCTATCAATATTTCATTCAATGGCTCGACGATATGGCGTCCAGGTTCCTACTCGAAGCGCAGCATCGATCTCGGCGGAGGGTTTCCCCTCAGTCCTACTGGCTTGATTGCCATCTTCGGTGAAGCGACCTCTGGTACGCCTGGCGCAGCAGTTCCCAACATCAACGACAGCTTCTTCACTCCTGACCAGATGCCGCTGATCAAGCAGCTCTACCGCAGCGGTCCCATCGTCGATGCGTGCGCCTTCCTGTTTCAGCCTGGTGCCGATGGTGCCATTCCTGGCGGTGCGCAGGCTGTGTACATCTACAAGACGAACTCGGCTGTGCGAGCAGCTCTCACTCTCGCCAACTCGTGGGGTGTTGTTCGTGCTGAGGAGTACGGCACAGGTGGAAACCGGCTCACCTTCACGACGCAGCTTGTGCCTGCTATGTCGGCGTCCGCTGTCTCCAGTGCGCCCTTCTCCGTCGCTGCTGCTTCGCTGCCGACTCAGACCATCACGATGGCTATCCAGGGTGGAGACGCTACGTACACCTTCACCTGTCCTGCTGGCGTGACGACTGCGACCGGTCTCCAGACTGCTCTGCAGGCAGGTGCTAACTGGGCACCCAGTCTGCCGGCCGGAGTGACGTTCGCGGTGAACGGCACCGACAGTGCTGCGACCGTGTCTGTCAGCCGGAGCGCGACTGGCACCTCCAACCGTGAGGGCTATGGGCGCAACTTCGCTCTGGTGAGTGGTACGGCTCTAACCTCCATGAACCTTGTCGCTGGACTCTACACCGCGAGTGCTGAGAACGCGGCTATCCTCGCCGTGCGCAATACCCGCGACCTGGTCACGGAGAGTGGCACTGTCGGCGGAGACATCGTCCTGAAGGTGGGTCGTCTCGGCGGCACGGCTCCTACCGTCTCTGTGAGCGCAACGCAGATCATCCTGAAGAACAACGCTGTCGCTGAGTACACTCTCAACAAGGCTGACTTCGGCAGCGTCCAGGAAGTGGTGGACTTCATCTCTACGAGCACCAGTGGCACCTGGCTAGCTGCTGTCGGCAGCGTCCTGTTCGGTCAGCTCTCTCCCAGCGTGCTAGACCAGGTCACCGACATCGGTGCGAAGACGGCCACTCTCGACGACAGCAACCTGCCTGCTCAGATCAAGAAGGATGCTAGCGACACGGTGGAGTTCTTCAGCCAGTCTGCGAACGTCTCCCTTGAGGCTGACACGGGTGCTACCTGCGGTCTGCCTGATGCTGTCAGCACCGCGTACCTCACCGGCGGCTCTGCGGGATCTACCTCCACCGCAGACATCACCAACGCTCTAGCGGCCTTCCAGAAGGTTCGCGTGAACGCTGTGGTTCCGCTGTTCTCCCGAGACGCTACGGCTGATGCGGCTGACGGTCTGACCGATGCAGCGTCTACGTACACCATCGCCGGCATCCATCAGGCCGTGAAGACGCACTGTAATCTGATGGCCACGACCAGAGCGCGCTCTGAGCGTCAAGGCTACCTCTCCATCAAGGACACCTACGCCAACTGTAAGGTCACTGCTCAGACGCTCGCAGACGCTCGCGAGCAGCTGTTCATCCAGGATGTTCGCCAGATTGACAGCGACGGCGTGTTCAAGTGGTTCCAGCCGTGGGCTTTCGCGTGCATGCTCGCTGGTGCTCGCGGTGGGTCGCCTGTCGGTCTGCCGATGACCAACAAGTACCTCAACTGCTCTGGCATCCGCCACACTGCACAGGCGATGAGTGTCCCTGACGCCAACATCGTCGAGGACTTCGATCCTGATACGCAGTATGACGACGCCATCCGCAACGGCATCACGTTCATGGAGCGTCCTCAGAACGGTGGCTTCCGCCTGGTCATCGACAACACCACGTACGGCCGCGACGGTAACTGGGTGTACAACCGTGGACACGTTCTGTACGCGGCTGACGTGCTCGAGTTCGACTTCCGCACGCAGATGCAGAACATCTACGTCGGTGTGAAGAACACGGTCTCGGCTGCGGAGATCGCGCAGACTGCAGAGTCCATCCTGGCTACCTACCTGGCGCAGGGCATCACGGTGAGCACTCCTGACGCTAAGCAGGGGTTCAAGCAGCTAGTCGTGCGGATCGAGGGGAACGTCGTCAACATCAGCGTGACGGTGAAGCTCGTCGAGGGCATCGACTTCGTGCTCAGCTCCATCTCTCTGCAGCGTGCTGCTAGCAGCGCTGGCTAGATAGCAGCGCAGTGAAGTTATCGACCCTCTACTCCACTCGGAGTAGAGGGTTTTTCTTTAAGTGAGAGTGTGGTAGTATTGGCTCAACTCTGCAACTTAGCAGAACTAAATTCTTGGTAGCCAGAACCGAACTGGCAGGAGAGCTGAACAATGGCAGGCATGGTACCTTCTTTTCTAAGTGGCGCTAACGCGAAGATCAAGGCAGGTGGTCTCACCTTCGCGTACGCGCAGGACGTCTCGTATCGCGTTAATGTGGATACGGTTCCCGTGGAGACGATGGGTCGCTACGAGACGGTGAGCAACGAGCCGGTGAACTACAGCGTGGCAGGTGAGCTGTCGATCGTTCGCTACACTCGCATCGCTCAAGCGAGCAACATGCCTGGAGCGAGCGCTAACGGCAACGGTCTCGGCAACGTGAACTGGGTCACCGGCGGCAGAGGATCTGACCAGATCGATCCTGGCAACCTGCTGATCTCCCGCACCTGGGACCTCGCGGTGTTCCAGAAGGAGCAGCTTGCTCCCAACGCTGAGCCTGTGGCCAACGAGATGGTCATCAACATCATCGACTGCCGCTTCACCAGCAAGAGTGCAGGTCTCAACAAGCGCGGCATCCTGGTGCAGCGCCTGTCGTTCGTCGGCATCCTAGCAAGCGATGACTCCTTCACGGCGTCGCACTCTGGGGACATCGACCTGGTCGCGTAGCATCTCAGCATGATGTGGGCCACCGTTTCCTCATCGAGGAGCGGTGGCCTTACTATTTTCCTGCCACTGAGCACCGATGGTCTATAATGAGCTCATGGCTGGACTAAGACCGACATTCATAACTGGAGCAGCTGCTAAGATCCGACTGAACGGCAAGACGATCGCCTTCTGTCAGGACTTCAACTGCTCTGTGCAGATCTTGACGCAGACGCCAAAGGTGCTCGGCAAGTACGAGGGAGACTCGGTTGAGCCGCTCGGCTATCTGGTGAGCGGCAGCTTCTCGCTGGTTCGGTACGCGAAGGGCATAGTGGGCGCGAACCGCGGAGCGGTTCCCACCGGACTAGCCGAGAACGACGCAGGCAACGGTGTTGGCAACTGGGGAACGGTGTGGGGTGGCAAGCTTGGCGACATGCTGGCGCGCAACGGCGTGGGCAGCGACGGCAGAGCGAACGAGGCACTTGATCCCAGCAAGCTTGCTGCTGGAACCACCTTCGACATCCAGGTCTACCAGAAGGTCGACGGCGAGGAGCTGCTCGGCATCCTCAACATTCGCAACGCGCGCATCACGCAGGCAGACTTCGGGATGCACAAGCGCAGTCCAGCCACAGAGCGCTTCACCTTCGTCGCCCTGTACGCTGACGGAGACAGCTTCGTAGCCAACGCCACTGGAGTTGTCTAATGTCTAGCGGATTCTCGAACGTTCCACCGACTCCTCAGAGAGTCACGGACAACCTTCTCGGCGGCAACATCGGCGGCATCGTGTCCACGCGACCGCAGGCGAAGTATGTCAGCGGTGCCAGGACGATCCTGCGCATCAACGGGAAGATCGTCGGCTTTGCGTTCGCCGTATCCTGGCAGATCTCTACCATGTATCGAGAGGTAGAGACCATCGATAACCCCATAGCGGAAGAGCTCGTCCCGATGCGGATCAAGGTAGACGGCAGCATCTCTGCTCTGCACATTCCTGGCCTTGGTCCAGGAGCGCAGCTGTGGCAGCCTGACGCTCTGAGCTTCGTGTTCCACCAGTACATCACCATCGAGGTGAAGGACTCTGTCACCGACGAGCTGCTCTTCTACGCTCCCAAGGCGGTGATCACCAGCCGTCGGGAAGAGGTGCGCGTGGACTCTCTGGCGCAGGTCTCTCTGTCGTTCATGGCTATCGGCTTCCGCGACGAGAAGGTGCCTTCCTACCCAGAGAACGTGGATACCCTGTCAAAGCCTAGCACCTCTGTCAGCAAGCTTGGTGATCACGTCTCTGCCAGAGACTACGAGGCCATCGACCTGAGTTCTTCTGCGTCTCCAACTACAGCTCGCTAGAAGTATAATGTGAGCAACTAACGAGGAACCATGGATCTACCTTCTACTCAGTCTGTCTTTGACTTTGAATTCACCAGCGAGCTCGGCAAGAAGTACGACGGCCGCTTCACCGTCCTCTGCGTGCTCGACATGCGAACCAAGCATCGCCTCGAGCTGGAGAAGACTCGACTTCTCGGTAACTACTCTAACCCCACTGACGATCTAGCCGGCATCGCTGTCGTCCTGTCTACCCTGCGCATGCGCATCGTGGACGGACCTGAGTGGTGGAAGCAGAGCGACGGTGGCTACGACATCACCGACTTTGACGCTCTAACTTCTCTATTCGACAAGGTGCTCGCAGCGGAGACCGAATGGCGCGCAAAGCTAAGGGAAAAGGTCAAGAAGCTCCAAGAGCCGACAGCGAGCTAACGATCGTCGAGTGCATCAAAGCGATAGCAGCTTACAACGCCAGAGCAGACCTCACCAGCGAGCACCAGATGACACTCTTCCTGAAGAGCTGGTGGTCGTCTACCTACAGCCGTCCGCTTAAAGATCCACTCCTCGAGAGCTACTCTCTCGAGGAGTTGCTCTATGAGTTCTACGACAAAATGGAGCGCCAGAAGGCTGCTGAGGAGCGTGCTGCTGGGGA